ATATTTATTAATAAAGAATCAGTATGGACTATTCAGAAAACACAATAACTTATCCAGGTAGTTCATCTTTCAGCCCAGGAAAGACACCTTTCGGATATTTTGATTCTGATGCTATTTTTCAAGAGCATGCAGATAAATTTGCAAGTTTTGCAGCAAATCATTTAGGATATCCAGTATTAGAGGTAGAGCTGCAAGATGTGAACTTTTATACAGCATTTGAAGGTGCTATCATTGAATATTCTAATCAAGTTAATCAAGTTAATATCGCAAATAACTTGCTTAATACATTAGGTATACAAACTGGTTCGCAGTATTTACAAGGTGGATTGACCGGAAAAGCTGTTGGAACATCTCTTTCATATATAACTAAACTTTCCAAAGCATATGGAACAGAAGCTGACTCGGGAGGAAATGTTAAGTGGCATAAAGCATATTTAAATGTAGAAACAGGAGTACAAAAATATTCTATTCGAGAAGCTGTTGCTTCGTCATTGTCTATGTCATTGTCAAATACATCGTCAATTGAAATAAAAAGAGTACTTCACACAGTTCCGCCGGCGATTGTTAGATATTTTGATCCATTTGTAGGAACAGGATTAGGATCACAACAATTGTTAGATTCATTTGATTTTGGAGGAATGTCCCCGTCAGTTAACTTTATGATGATGCCAATACATTCTGATTTATTAAGAATTCAGTCAATTGAATTTAACGATCGGATCCGAAAATCACATTTCTCATTTGAAATACACGGCGATGATATCGTAATATACCCAGTACCGGGAGCAGCACGAGGTAATGCATCTACTCCATATTTTGAAAAAGTTTGGTTTGAATTTTTATTTGAAGAAGAAAAATCAAAAGACGCCTTATTATTCGGAAATACGGCGGTTTTAAATGGGGTGATATCAGACGCATCTAATATACCATATAATTATCAACAATATAGTACAATTAATGATATGGGGCGTGCTTGGATTCTTAGATACGGATTAGCAATCGCAAAAGAAATGTTAGGTCGAGTACGAGGGAAATATAGCACAGTACCTATTCCGAATTCAGAAGTAACATTAAATGGTTCAGAATTAGTATCAGAAGCTGCTTCTGAGAAAAGTGATTTGATAACACAGTTAAGAGAATTTTTAGGGAAAATGACACGAGAGAGTATGTTACAACGACAAGCTACAGAAGATGAAGCTTCAATGAACGTTTTATCTAAAGTCCCTACAAAACTATATATAGGATAACAGAATGGCATTATTCGGTACGCAGCGCGATGCAAAGTTTATGGCATCAATCAATTCAGAGATAATGAATCAAGTCGTTGATACTGAAATTGAATTCTACAAACTTATTGTAGAAGAATCTAATTCTAATTTATACGGAGAATCAGATAAGAAGTCATTCTATCAATCTATACTTATTCCTGCACTTATTACTAAAGAAGGTAAAAATGCAAGTCAAGATGATTATGGACATAGTTATACAAGAACAATGCAATTTGCAATATCACGAGATACATCAGAAAAATCAGGATTTTATCCAGAAGTTGGCGATATTGCATTTTGGGACAATGAATATTATGAATTAGACAATGTTGATGCAAATCAATATTTAGCTGGTAAGAATCCAGAAACATGGCCAAATGGCGACAGTCATGGATTTAGCGTTTCAATTGTTTGTGATGCACATGCAACAAGACAAACACCACAAGCAATTCGAAATATTCGGTTTGGTGGAACAACAAACGATCAAACATATAAAGGACATTGATGCCAAGATATAACAGAGAAAATATCGATCGAAAAACAAATAAACCAAATCCATCTAGAACTGAAACACCTAGAGAAGATTTAATATTGAATCGAGCTACACAAATCAGGAGAGATGATGATGTAATTCGAACACCGCGTCGTACATTATATGACATAGACTTTGCAATGAAATGGTTTGTAGAAAATGAAATACAACCACAAGTTACACATAACAACGAATTAATTAATGTACCAGTAATTTTTGCAAATGGAGAAAAATGGGATAGTGTACGTCGTTTAGGTTATTTGCGAGATGAAAAAGGAATGCTTCAGTCTCCGTTAGTTGTTCTTAAAAGAAACACAATGACTGAACGAGACCAACTTAAAAAACTTGACACTAATAGACCAACGTCAATCGATGGTATTGGCAATCAAATGTATTACAGAGCAAAATACAACAAAAGAAATCGTTATGAAGATGAATTATTTCCTATACCAGTAAATAGCCCAGAAGAGTCAAAAGAGATATATGCGATTAATATTCCTGAGTATGTTGATATAGAATATGATTTAATGTTGTGGACAGATTTCACTACACAAATGAATGAACTAGTAGAACAATTTATGCCGTACGGTGGGTTTGCGTGGGGTAACGAACAAAACAAGTATCAGACTCATATGCGAGCGTTCACCTTTGAAACATTGAATACTGTAGGGGAAGATCGTTTAGTGCGAGCAACTACATCATTAACAGTTAAAGGAACTCTGTTAGCAGAACAAGAATTTAGATTATCAACTATTCAAAAAGCATATTCAATTAAGCGAGTAAGATTTGATACAGTTATAGATGTTGGATTAGATTTGTTTTCAACAACTGTCATCCCAGAACAACTACTTCGATTCCAATCACAAGTACTTGCCGGAGGATCTGTTACAGTTTCATCATCAGGCGGCGGAAGCGGAACATCTATAGATGCAGCTACAATGTCATATTTAGTTAATTTAACAGAAAAACAAGCATCATATTCGAGTGATACTACAGTTACCGTGTCAGGCGCAGCTACAATTAATCCAACAACTTCTTTATCAGCAACTAAAGCAGAATTTGACATTTATATTAATGGTCAGTATATTGATAAAGCAGCATATAATTGGACACCTACAACGAGCGGTACACAAACAATCGTATTCGATACTAACACATTAGGATACACAATTGAATCAGATGATATAATAATTGTAAATGGGAGATGGTCATAATGGCACGTAGATTGAAAGGTAAACAACTTGCAAAACATTTACAATTAACAGGATCTTTATCTATATCAGGGTCTAATGATAGCCCATTACCTAATAGTGCCTCTGTTGATATTGTAGGTGGTGTTAACATCGAAACTGCTGCCACAGGTAGTACTTTAGGAATCATCGATGCAGGATTTTTTCCTACTGGAAATGGTAAGACGATTGTTCCGTAACAGTTGATATTTATATTAAATAAAGGATTTGTAACAACATGGCTCAAGTAATTCAACATAAACGAGGTGGATTAGACAACTTAAAAAACATTGATCCTATATATAGAGGTGAATTTGTTTTAGCAACTGGCTCATTGTCAATTCATAATGCAGATGGCCCAAACGGAACTCAAGATATAGAGATAGCGTTTATCGGGGGTGTATCAGACTATGAACCGGTAACAAAATTTTTAAGTGGCGGCGGTCTTCCATCAATAACAACAGGTACTCACGGAACATATTTAGATGGAATTCTTTGGTATGATTCTAGTTCGGGGCAACAATATGAATTAAAAGCAACTGTTACAGGAACTGGCGCAGGAGCAGCAGATTATACAGGAAGCCACGTAGCAATAACATCGCCAGTATCAAATGGACAAGGAGCAATAGGAGATGCAGAAGATGGTACATATACAGATGGGTTATTTACTGACTTTACAACAACAACAACGATTGGTACTGCAGTAGACAGATTCAACGAAATACTTAAGGCATTATCACCTGCACCAGCCCCAGACTTAGATGATATAGATGGCAATGACACTGGCGTATCTGCAGAATTATCATTTGGATCGTCATTTGATGTATCAGGATATGTATCAGCATCAGGAATTGGAAGTTTATCTGCAGTAGATCAAGACGGAACATTTACAGTAACATCTGCAGGTAATGATTTACGAAGAGGTGTATTTAATGGATCAACTACTATTGATGGTGATTTAAATGAAGACGTTACAGCAGATGGTATTAATTATCCTGCCAATGCATTCGGGGATGCAAATTTAGGAACGCTGCAATTAGAAGTAAATGGAAGTAATATCCATACAGTTGATTTAACAACATTTACATCTGGAGATGACTTAAATGGAAATAATTCCGGATTCAATCTTACAATTACTTCAAGTGCACAATTTCCTGATACAACAGAATTAGACACATTTCAACACAGAACAGGAACATGGAAAGTTCATCCAAACGACCAAAATGAATACGGTTGGAATTATGCTCGTGTTAAACATGTAGTTGGAGCAACTACAAAAACAACTAATTATGTTACATGGGTAAATGACCCATCTGCAAGTAATGCAGCTAATGACGTAAACTTTACAGAAGAGATATTAGCTAATTTATCATTGTCAGGAACAAATTATATCAGTGGTGTTAAATATTTTACGGCAGGTACTGCAGAATATACAGCATCATTTGAAAATGCTTATATAAATGTATACAGCTCAGCAGCAGATGCAATTTCATATAATGAAACAAATATTAATTCAGTTTCAAGTGAAGTTATGCCAGCATTAAGTGGTGCAGATCCTGCATCTAAGACTGTAACATTGACTAAAGACATAACATTACCTAGTAATACGAGAATATTAAATTCCAATATTGCAATTAGTACTACAGTTAAAAAACCTTTGCGTAGTAATATAACATCGACATCTTTAACATCGGGTAGTTTCTTATATAATAATGAAACGAATACATCAACATTATTGTCAGAAACATTCCGTAAAGAAAATTATCGTGTTAAGGCTTTAGATTATGCAACTCAAGGCAGTGTACCGTTAGTAACAACAGATACAGGATATTGGGAAGATGGGTCTGGTAATTTAGGTAATGTAGATTTAAGTACAGAGAATGGATTACTTGTATATAACAGACTATTGATTTCTCCAACTAATGGAACATATTCGTTGAATGGCGGTGATTTTGACGGAGCAGTAACAAATGGCCCATCATCTAATGCAGATTATTCAGCCATAGCTTCTGGCACAAGTTTGACATTCTACCGAATATTTAAAAACACAACAGGCGGAACGGTATTTTCATTTAACTTAAATATACAAGGTACTGGAACATTAGTATCGAGTCCAACAACAGGCAATCAATTCAAAATGGAATTTAGATTACCAACAAATTCTGGTACTGGTTTTGGTACTGGATGGTTAGATGGAACAGATGTTACATATGTAGTGGGAGCATTAGATACATCATTAGATTTAACAAATGAATATACGACATTGACACAGGGTATATCAAACAATGACTATATTGTAGTAAGAGTTACAGCACGAGGAGATTGGACAGGTTTTATTGATGCAATGTCAGTAACATTTTAAATGAAATAGGAATAATATAAATGGCATTATCACAAACTAATATCAA